AGCGTAGAGAACTCCCGCCCGCAAGCGGGGATTCAGGCCACCCTCCCACCGCCAGAGACTCAACCGTACAATGAGCGCTCCCCGTGTGGTCGAGGGTGGTCTTTTTGCGTTTTAAGTCAGTCCAAAGTCAGTGTAGAGGAATCCGCCCATGCCAACCCGCTTGCCTGGCCGCCGGGCAGTAGGGAGAGGCGGAAACCTGAAACCTCGGGAAAAGGCCCAGATCGAAGAGTGGTTCATCGAGGGTTTTTCCGTGATGGAGGTCTATGCCCAGTGCCTCGACAATGGCATAGAGCCGCCTGTCGAGCAGGCCCTTTATCGCATTCTCAACTCCGAGTCTGTCCAGACCGGCCTCAGGGAGCGCAAGGCGCTGGAGGCCAAGAGTCGAATCGCACGGATCGCGGCCAGGACTGCCGAGCGCCAGGACATCCTAGACCGGATCAAGACCACGGTGGGGGCCAGGGCTGAGGAGTACACGGGCTTTGTTCCCGGTGGCGAGAGCGGGCTGGTGGTTCTCTCCGACAAAAAAACCATCCGCACGGGCGTAGAGGGCTACGACACGGTAGACATCTACAAAACCGATGCTGCGCTTCTGGAGCAGTGGCGCGGCGTACTTGCGGATCAGGAGAAGGCCGACGAGGCGCTGCGCCGAAACCTGCGCTTCGAGCGAGATCGCACTCGCATGGACGAGCGCCACGACCAAGAGAGCGAGCTGCGCGAGCAGACCGGCGAGATCCGCGAGATCGAAAAGCAGAAGCTCCAGCTTGAGCTCGACTTGCTGACCAAGGCCCCCGAGGGAAGCTACCAGCCCCCGACCTTCCCCGAGGTCATCCTGGAGAGGCTTCCCGACCCCGTGAGGCCCGCAAGCGCTGATGTGCCGGACACTGAGGAGCAGGAGGCCGCGACGCCGGAAATCCCCTGGATTCTGGAGGATATGGAAAAACCAGCCTCGCAGGAGGGCGCTACAGAGGCGCTGGAGCAGTGACCCATACCATAGCACCCCCGGAAATCGAGGCATTCACGCCAAAGTGGGGGCCGACGCTTCGGGGCACGGTCTCTGTCCCCAAGCTCTGGCGCGTGGAGGGCGGCAAGGTTCACCTCTCGCTGCACGCGGGTCAGATCGAGGCGTGGCAGTCTACGGCGCGGTACACCTACATCCTGGCGGGAGCGCAGTCCGGCAAAACGACGTACCTGCCCTGGATCGGGGCACGCAACATTGCCCAGACCTGCGACCCGGCGGGCGGGAGCAATGACTTCCTGGCGGTGACGGCGACCTACGACCTGTTCCGCCTCAAGTTCCTGCCCGCGATGCAGGAGGTCTTTGAGAACGCGCTGGGGATCGGGCGCTACTGGGGCTCAGATCGCGTGATTGAGCTGAGAGATCCCAGGACAGGAGAGTTCTGGGCGAAGCGCTCCAGTGATCCGATGTGGGGGCGAATCATCCTCCGCGCGGCGAGCTCGCCCGCTGGCCTAGAGTCGTCCACGGGTCGGGGGGCGATCCTGGACGAGTATGGCCAGGACTCGTTTACCGCTGAGGTCATGGAGGCGCTTGACCGACGCCTTAGCCTGATCGGTGGCTGGATCGTGGGGGGGACGACTCCCTACACGGCGTTTGGATGGATTCGCGATAGGGTCGTGATTCCCTACGAGCGCATCGGGACGGCGCTGGAGCAGGCTGGCGACCGCGATGTGTGTCTGATTCGCTTCGACTCCTGCACTAACCCGGCGTTCTCGCCCGAGGAGTTCGAGCGTGCTCGCCGCTCCATGCCCGCCTGGCGGTTCGATCTGTTCTACCGTGGCGTCCTCTCGCGACCTGCGGGACAGATATTCTCGTGCTTCAAAGACCGGGACGTTCGCGATGGTGGCCATCGGTGCAAGCCGTTTCCGGTGCCAACAACCTGGCTCCGCGCCGTTGGTCCCGACTTCGGGACGACCAACACGGCGGCGGTTGTGGGCGCGATTGAGGAAGACCGCGAGGGCTACCCAACCGGGCGCGTGGTCTTGTTTGCGACCTACTCGGGCAGTGGACGCCACGCCAGCGAGCACGCGGAGGCGATCAAGACCCAGGCGGCTGGGCCGATTGTCTACGCGGTTGGGGGCGCACCGAGCGAAGACGGATGGAGAGCAGGCTACCTCTGGGCGGGCCTTCCGGTTCACCCACCCACTGAGCGCGACGTTGAGGTGAGGATTGACCGGGTTTTTGGCGCGATCAAGACCGGCAAGGTTTTGATTTTCGACACCTTGCGCGGTGGCGGCTCTAAACCCGGCCTTATAGACCAGATCATGGACTACTCCCGCGAGCTGGACGCCAGTGGCAACGTGACCGAGAAGATTCGCAACAAGAGCAAGTACCACTTCGTTGACGCAGGCGGCTACCTACTCGTCGGGCTGGCCGCGCTCACGGGCATGGCCAAGCGCTTCTTGCCCTTCGAGCCAAGGCGACACTGGAAGAACCTACCGGGAAAAACTTTGGACATCAAATGTGAACCCTGGTGGCCACGCTATGGCGGGCTGAAGTACTCCCCCTCGGGAGCCTCGGCATTTGTTCTGGCCACGGCTGACCCGACGGGAGCCCTGCACGTGGAGGGCGAGGTGATTCGCTCGGGCGCAAGCGTTGAGGAGATGGCCAGCGCGATCAAGGCGCTGATCAAGGCCCGGCGCGGCGACGAGGTGAACACTGCCGTGCCCATCGTGGCGAGCGCTGAGATGTTTGCCGACGCTCCGACCCAGGGCGGCGGGCTTGTGGGCGAGTCTCCCGCCAATGCGTTTCTGCGGGCCGGGCTCTCGCTGGTGCCTGCGGATGGTGATGGCGTGACCGAGTGGTCTGAGCTGCGTGAGAGGCTGGAGGCCTCGGGAGCTCGGTCTCTGAGCGTAGATCGCTCCGCGTGCCCGACTCTGGCGCTCACGATGCTCCTCATCGAGCCGGACGGCCAAGAGCCTGCCAGCCCTGCGAAGAACTCGCCCATCGAGGCGGCTATCGCGCTGTGCTACCTGCTGCTCCTGCGCCCCGCCCCGGCCAGGAAAAGCGCAGGGGCCAGCCTGATCGCCGATCTCAACAAGGCGCTAGGCGAGCAAGCCGACCCGATGCGAGCGAGCGAGACCGTAGACCCCGAGAAGGTCAACCCAGAGCTGATGAAGCTGCTGGGCGTGAAGAAATAGAAAGGTTTGATAGAGGTAGAACCACATGCAAGACGAAGTTACGAGCGCTGAGACCTATGAGGGGCGCGGCAAGCTCGCCATGCTCATAAGCGAGGTGCGATCTGCACTCTACGACATGCGCCAAGAGTCCAAGGCGGGGAGCCCGCTTGGCAGTCGCGAGCTTTCCTGCGCGATCACCAACGTGGAGCAGGGTCTCCACTGGCTAATGTCCCTGGAGGCAACTAAGTTCTGCGATGCTGCTGCGGCAACGAAAGACAAAGGCTAGATTCATGAACCGACGAAACTTCTTTACCGCCGCTATGGCCCTGGGCCTGGCCGTGATCTCGCGCAAGGCTGAAGCTGCTCCTGCGCAGATCAAAGCGCCCCGTCCCACGATCCGAACCAGTTACGAGGGGTCGGACGTGGTGAATATTGAGGTAGCTAGTCTTCCTCCCGTCTCTGGCGTCTACCAAGGCGAGTGGCTGTATCGTCCTAGCGCAGTGCCAAGCGGCTCTCTTTGGTGCCAGTGTCCTGCGTGCTCTGGCTCGGGTTTTCGTGGCGAGGATCGCGACGAGTGCAGCTACTGCCACATGGCGGGGAAGCTGACCACCACCGAGACCTTCGCCATGTATAACGGCGAGGGAAACGCCGAGGTCTGGCGGGCTCTCGTGTGGCACGAGTGGAGTCAGCGCAACTGGAAAGAGAGCGATGGGCCTCAGCCATGGCTCCCTGGCATGCTCTGCTACATCGGCGAGAAACACCCCGAGGTCTACGATACCGCCGTGCGGGACAATATCTATACCTGGCTAGAGAAGCGCTTCGATAAATCCCATGCTCAGGCGCAGTACGAAGCGTGGGTGGGCGAGATCGTTCGCAATATTCGCGAAGAAGAAGCGGCAAAGCTAGCCTAGTCCATGCTCCCCTACCTCACGTTCCTCCTCGGCTTATCTATTGGCCTCCTCCCCATACTCCGCCGCTCGCTGGACTCAATCCGGTGGGCGGCTCTTTCTGGGTGGGCCGCCAAGCAGGGCATTGAGACCGACGAGCTGGCCGAGGACGAGATGATCGGAATGCTGGAGGGATATGCTCCCACCGCCCAAAAGCCCCGCCTCCGCCGGGCAAAGTAAAGAACATTATGGCAAAAAACCCTAAACCTGTGGCCGAGGTCGTCTTTGGAGACGAGACGGTCGTCCCCGTCGTCGAGACCCCTGATGTCGTCGTTGAGACTCCCGACCCCAAGCATCCGGTTCCCGTTGTGGACGAATCCCTCTCCCCTGAGGTCGTGGTCGTGGATCACGTGGCCGCCAGCGAGGGAGAAGAGTTCACCGATCCTGAGGCACTGCCGCAACTTCCCTACCAGATCACCGAGCTGGGCATTCAGCCCGTGGCGCTGGCGTCGCGAACCTATGCCAGCGACTTCGGGCCGGGTGGAGCTGCGCACAAGTACCGCACGGTCGTGGATGGGCAAGATGGCGCGATCGTGGCCTCGCACGAGGTCAAGTTCCAGAACGGAGCGCTTGGCGAAGGTGGCGGGATCAACGGGATCAGCGACTCCACTCTCCTCTCGATTCTGGCGGATCGCTGGACGGCGTTCCAGTCCGGGCCGTTTGCCAGCAATGAAACAGGCGAGGCACTACGGTGCGTCCTGGAGGCTGCGCAGTGGCTTAATACCCGCACGGCGGAGCGTGAAGGCCGCGGCGTTCAGGGAAAGCACGAGGCTTAGAGCGTAGACCATGCCAAACCTCCTGACGCGGGCACTCGGCTTTCTCCCTGGTGCCCGCCCAGGAGCGTCTACCCCTAGAACCCCGGAGCTGATCGACAAAGACGACCCGAAGCCCGAAGTACTCCCGGCTGACTTGGCGAAGCCTATTGAGCTGCCAAACGAGCAGAAGCGGCGGATGATCGCCCACATCCAGGAGTGTTATCGCTCGGCGGCGGCGCATCGTCGCCAGCGGGCGTATCTCTGGGAGCAGTGCAAGCGCTTCGACGAGGGCGAGCAGTGGTTCCTCATCAACGATGTCAAAGGGCTCACGGATGATCGCGACGACGAGGAGCTAAAGCGCTGCGTCACGTTCAACCACATCACTCGCCTGGTGACCAAGATGGAGGCCATGGCGACCCAGAGCGAGCCTGAGGCCTACCCTGTCCCGGTCTCAGACACCCCGATAGATCGCGAGGCGTGCAAGATCGCCGAGGCTATCGCCGCCGATGAGTACCGCAAGCTCGGGATCAACGGCTTTCGCTCACGGCAAGCCCGCTCCGCCATTGTTCAGACATCCAGCTACCGCTACTGGCCCTGGGACAAAGACAAAGAAGCACTCATCCCCCAGTACGATATCAACGGCAACTTCCTCCGAGCTGTCAAAGCCAAGGTCGGCGGGCCGGATGTTCAGCACGTTCCTGGTCGCTACGTCTTCTGGGATCCGTCGGCGCAGACCAAAGACGATGCCACGTGGGTCTGCATTGTGCGGACCAAGCCCCTGGTGGCACTCCAGCAAACCTATGGCGAGGCGGCGTATGGCGTCCAGCCTGACACGATCATGGAGGGCAACACGGCCCAGCTTCTGGGCGAGAGCAACAACGCGGGCCTTCTTGCCAGCGGAGCCCTGCGCTACCTTGGTGGCAAGAAGGCCCGGCCCAACGCGGCCCTAACGATTGAGTACCTGGAGAGGCCCAACCCGAAGCACCCTCAGGGCGTGTACGCAGTTGTGGCGGGTCAGACGCTGGTGCAGCCCCCTATTGCTTGGCCGTGGGCGGACAAAGAGCACTGGCCGCTTGCGGAGATGGCGTTTCTGCCGGTGGACGACTCGCCCTATGCGCAGAGCTGCGTGGAGCACCTCATCGAAGCCCAGTCCATTATCAACGAGGAGCTGAGCCGGATCAAGGCACGCCTCGATAAAGACAAGCGGGTGATCTATGTCCAGCGCCTTTCTGAGATTGGGGCCGATGCGTTTGACGAGCTGCGCGATCTGATCAAGATTTACTACAACCCTGGGAGCGCTCCGCCTACCCCGAGCAACCTGCCGCCGATCTCCGCCGACCACTTCACCATGCTCAACATGGCTATTGACTTCATGCAGACGTTCTCGGGGATCGTGGACGTGCTTTCAGGCGATGCACCTCCCGGCGTGACGGCAGGCGTCGCCATTGACATGATGGTGCGCGAGGCCTCCACGCAGTTCAAGCCGTTCATCAACAGCTTGGAGCAGTGCGAGGTGGACTTCATGCGCGGCATTATCAGTGAGTACGCCGATAAAGCCCCCCTGGAGCTCATGATTGGCATGGATCGCAAAGGCAATCCGCGCGGCACGGCGGAGAATCGCACTCCCGCCGCCCAGGCGATGAGCCTCCAGGCGCTGGCCGATGGCGGAATGGTAGATATCTACCTTGTGCCCGGCAGTGGCCTTCCTCGCTCTGAGGCGGGAAAGAAGGCCGAGCGCACGGCAAACTACCAGGCCGGGCTCTATGGCCAGCCGGGAAGCCCCGAGGCGCTGCGCCTGTACTGGGAGATCACCGACGAGAGCGATGCGCACCAAGTCCTGGAGAGCCTCGACAAGCAAGAGCAGACGCAGGCGATTATCTCAGATCTTCAGGCGCAAGTAGAGCAGCTCTCCCAGCAGCTAGAGGAAGCCAAGCGCCAGCCCGCTCCCGGTCTGACCGCCGAGGACAAGGCCAACCTGGCAGAGCACGCGCACGGCCTCAAGATGGAAGCCGAAGCCGCCGCCGCCGAGCGAAAAACCAAGACAATGGTGGCTATGGAGCTATTGCGGATGCAGGGCAACGCCGCCCGCATGGCCGCACTAGGCTCCGCCCCAACCGACGTGAAGGCTAGTCCTTCAGACCTGCGCTAATTGCGCATGATCCAACTACCTAAAGTCTCCATCGTGGGGCTCTGGGTAACGCTGCGGAGAGTCACTCTCCCGGCAGTAGGCTACGCACCCCGTGGCCTAGAGGAAAAACATTATGGCAAAAACGACCGCCCCCGCCCCTGATGCCGAGACCGAAGAGATTAACTTCGGCGATAGCCCTGCTACTTCTTCCGCCACGGGCGAAGTTCAGCAAGGCAGTATCGACGTTGACGCTCTCATTGGTGGCCTTGGTGATGATGCAGACTGGAACCCCAATGCTCTGCTAGGGGCGCACGATCAGGATCTATCTCCGCACGAGGCCGACCGCGACTTCGTGGACGCTCCCGATGCGGTAGATGTTTCTGGCGAAAGCCCGTTTGCTCGGTATCTTGGTCGGGATGTTACCCCGGTCGCCGATCCTGAGACAGGCGCTCCCGTAGCGATTCCCGAAGCCACGCCTAACCCCGACTTGACCGATCCAGATGTTGTTGAGATCGCCAAAGGGCTAGGACTCAGCCCGGAGGAGCTCCTCGGAGAGACTCCACTGGCTACTCCGGCCCCCGAAGAGGCAACTCCTGCCGCCCCTACCACCCCTGAGGTCGCCGCCCTGACGGCCCAGCTAGAGGCGATGCAGGCGCAACTTGAGGCACTGACTCAGCAGCAGGCCCAAGCCCAGACCCTTGAGGCCCAGGCGCAGGCCCTTGCCGCTCAGGAAGCTCAAGCCGCGGCGGATCGGGCAAGCTACGAGGCCACTCAGCGAGCGGCTTACGAGGAGCAGTATGAGCACCTCGACGATGCCGACAGAGAGGCGCTAGTAGAGGCTCGGGTGGAGGCGGATCTTCTGCGATGGGATGGCCAAGCCAGCCAGCAGCTTGCCGAGGCTCGGGCGCAGGCTCAAGCGCAGCAGGAAGCGCTGGCCCAGAGGGAGGCGGGATATACCGCCACGACCAAGGCGCTGATGGAGGCAAACCCAACACTGGCGGGCGAGCTCATGCCAGGCTACCCGATGGCCGACTTCCTGGCCGACACCCACCGCGCTGCGTGCGATGCCTACGGCATGGACGCAATCGGTGAGTTTGAAGCCTACGCCAAGGCGTTCGAGGGTGGCCTCAAGAGCGTCCAGACCAAGGCGTTCCAGGCAGGCATTGCCTATGCCCAAGCTCGCGCAGGAAGGTCGAATGCGGCTCCCCCTGTCCTGAGCAACAAGGGCGGCGGCAGCGCTCCCACTCCCCCCAAGTCCGGGCCCGCAAAGCTCGACATGAACACCATCAATTTCTTCGCCCCTGAAGGGCGAGCTGCTCGGCGCTAAAAGCAAACACACAAAACGACTTTAGAGGCTACTGCTTGCAGGCAGGGGCCTCTTTGTTTTTGGTGGCCCCTGATAGCGTCGTTGGCT